GTTTCTAGCCGTAACCCTGGCGGACTTTGGAAAAGCTACCCAAAAGTGGCTTGACCAAGGTTTCGTCGCTCCTTCGGACGTACCGGGTTTCCGTAAGGTACCCGGTCGTCGTACTGGTTTCCCCGCATTTCTGCGAGGTTTCCTTGAGCGTGTGTTTGATCCTTGTAGTGGCGCACTTCTGAACGATCCCGACATCGAAGCAATCTATGCCATCCGTCAGCTAACGCTGATGTTTAGCAAGATAGCCTACTCGGGTGACTCCAGCGATGGGGTCACACCTCAGAATGGCCGCCTTCCGGCGGCTTCTCCTGAGCGCGAGAAGCTAACGATTAGGGAGTATGTTCAGTGTGAGCAGGATGTTCGACGATCAGACTCCCTCTTGGATTATGCCTATATGGCAGACTTCAAGAGAATGTCTAATATGCTGTTTGGCGAATTATTTGCCAAAGTGGAAAATGATGTCCACTGGTATCGTTTGATACCAAAGCATGGACCAGGCGCGACCGCTGACAAACTTAGCAGTAATGCGAAGTGGAATCAGCGGACCTGGACCCGGCGTCTAGATCAGGTATTACCTGCCTGGACGTGTCTTGCTTCCTCTCTGGAGAATTATCACCGGGGAGTTAGGCAGGACATGAACATCCTCGAACCCGAGGCCGAGATTCCCGTTAGGGTGATCACGGTCCCTAAGACGCTCAAAGCACCTAGGATTATCGCAATAGAACCAACTGCTATGCAGTATGCACAGCAGGCGGTGTTGCGGTCGATCCTCGACGCGTTCCAAGAGGATGTCTTCCTCTCACGCGTAATCGGATTTGATGACCAGGATCCCAATCGGGATCTTGCTCGTCAAGGGTCACTTCGCGGTGACCTCGCTACGCTAGATCTTAGCGAAGCTCCCGATCGTGTTTCGAATCAGCATGTACTAGCCATGTTGTCTGACTATCCTCGTTTGCTCGAGGTAGTTCAGGCCGCTAGGTCTAGAAAGGCTGATGTACCTGGTCACGGAGTAATCCGTTTGGCCAAGTTCGCATCTATGGGTTCAGC